TTGAGTATTATGCGAACAATGGCGTCATTCAACCTGTCACCTCTACTGAAGCCTTTTCTGGTTCATTTCAAGGTGTTGAGTTTACTGACACTACTGGTCGTCGTCGCGTTTCTAATTACTGGCCAGCCAGTACAACTGGAACAAACATCATTGCTTATTTCTATAACGATCAACAAATCGTCTATGAAATTCAAGCTGATGGTTCCGTTGCACAAACTGCTATCGGTAACGAAGCAAATTTCACTAATTTAACGGCTGGTTCAACAACCACTGGTTTGTCCCAATGTACTCTTTCTGCCTCATTGGTAGGATCAAGCACACAAGGTCAAATGCGTATTGTTGATATCGCACCGTATGTAGACAATGCTTGGGGAGACGCTTATACAGTAGTACGTGTACAAGTTGCTAAACCTCAGTTCGTTGCTGCAGTAACCGCAATCTAAAGGAGAACTGAACTATGGCAGCCCCGATGCGCAGTACGGACTTCCGATCAATAGTTGAGCCAATCCTCAACGAAGCATTTGACGGTGTCTATGACCAACGTGCCGATGAATGGTCCACGGTTTTCCGTGAACAGTCAGGCATTCCACGTAACTATCACGAAGAACCAGTATTGTACGGTTTTGGTGCAGCTCCTCAGTTACCTGATGGCAGCCCAGTAACCTATCAACAAGGTGGCGTGTTATTCTTGCAACGCTACGTTTACCAAGTATTCGGTTTGGCATTCGCTTTGACTAAAGTTTTAGTCGAAGACGGAGATCATATCCGTATTGGTCAAGTGTATGCTAAGCATTTAGCGCAGTCCCTCGTTGAAACTAAAGAACTCCTCTGTGCGAATATTTTGAACCGTGCGTTCAATAGTTCATACACTGGTGGTGACGGAGTTGCATTGAGTTCTTCTGCTCATCCTATTGTTAACGGTACATTTAGCAACTTGCTAGGTACTGCCGCTAACTTATCCCAGACTTCACTTGAACAGATGTTGATTCAGGTTCGTCAAGCTGTTGACAACAACGGTAAGAAGATCCGCCTCCAACCATTAAAACTGGTTGTGGCTCCTGGTAACGTGTTTCAAGCCGAAGTGTTGTTGAAGTCAGTATTGCGCGCTGGTACAGCAAACAATGACATCAACCCAATTAAATCAATTGGTTTGTTGCCAGAAGGTGCTTCAGTAATCAGCCGTTTGACTTCTTCTACTAACTGGTGGGTTCAAACAGATGCACCAGAAGGTATGAAGTTGATGATGCGTCGTGCTCTTGAGAAAACCATGGAAGGCGATTTTGAAACCGACTCCATGCGTTACAAGGCAACCGAGCGTTATTGGCCAAGCTGGACAGATCCACGTGCTATGTATGGCACAACTGGAGTCTAAGTAATACAGGGCTGGCTTAACAGTCAGCCCTTTTTCTTTAATGTAATATGTCTAAGCTTTTCAAGGAGAAAGACACATGCCACAATTTTCAGATGACCTATTCTTAGGTAATGCTCAAACCAATATGGGTTTGACAAAAAACGCTGTTTCCTCTGTAGTTACTGGTTCAGTAACTACTACTGTTCTTACTGTAACTGCCCTTCAATCTGGTGATACACTAGTTGTAGGTCAATTTGTATACGGTGCAGGTATTACTGCTGGTTCTTATATTACTTCTTTTGGAACTGGTGCAGGTAGCGTAGGTACTTATAACTTAAGTGCTTCCTCTTCTGCTACGGGTTCTATTACTATTACCGCCTCTGGTAACTTTTACCTTGGTGATCCTGCTCCAATGCCTCTTGGTGTTGGTCCAATGGGTCGTGTTTACATTTGGGACGTTGTTCCTGTAACTAAAGCTACTAATAACGTATCTGCAGCTGTAGCTTATGCAACGGCAGGTAACGCTACTCTAGCAGCTAGCGCAGGTACTACTTCTTTTATTCGCCAAGATGGTGTAAGTGTAATTCAATTAGATTGCCCACGTGCTATTAGTGTTACCACTGGTACCGCTACTGGTTCTGCTTTGGCGGGTGTTGCTACAGCAACTGGCACAACAGGTCAGATCTCTTATACATCAAATGCAAACGTAGTTTCTGGTCAATATGTGACTGTAACTGGTACTGCAGGCGGTTCAGGTGCAATAGCGGGTTATACTAACCCTACAACTTACATTTTGACGGCTGTAACAGCTACCACAGCTACTTTGACTACAACCGCAGGTGGTGTAGTTACAACTACTGCAGGTACAATTAGCGGTTTAACATTTACCCTCGGTACTGCTCCAGTGACAGTTACAGTGTCTGGCTATGACTATTACGGTCAAGCCATGACCCAAACTATCACTAGCAGTCCTGCAGTTTCTACTACAGTGAACGGTTTAAAAGCCTTCTATCAAGTATCAACTGTTGCTATCGGTGGTTCAGCAGGTGCGACCTTGGCTATCGGAACTACTGATATTTTAGGTTCTCCAGTTAGAGTTATTGACGCTGGTTATGTGGTTGATCCAGGATGGGCAGGTGCTTTAGCTTCTGACACTGGAACTTTTGTTGCTGCTGATATGACTAACCCAGCTACTTCGGCTACGGGTGATGTACGTTCTACCTACTTACCTTCAACCGCAAGTAACGGTATTCGTCGTTTAGTTATGACACTAGCTGTCCCTGCTATTGGTGCAGGTCCAAATGCAACTCGCATCGGTGCACTTGGTGTTAACCAAGCCTAATCAGGAGATATAAACCATGGCAACTAAGAAATTTTTACGTGAACCTAAAGAGTTCACAACTGAGCCTTCAGATGATGAAGTTGGTAGCGGTATGAAGCGCGGTGGTCATGCACATAAAAAACACATGGCTAAAGGCGGTCGAGCAGAATCTGCAGCTGAAGAGCGTAAAGAAGAACGCGAAATCAAAAGCCTCAAAGGTGAACTCAAACATCATGAGCATGAAAAAGCTAGCAAAGCGCATCATGGCTTAAAAGCGGGTGGTCGTGCTCCAAAAGCTGGTCCTGCAGTTCCTGGTGGACTCGCAGGTGGTCTTGAAGCTACTCGTGCTGAAAGAAAAGGCACAGAGGGTATTGAAGGTCCAGGCTACAAACATGGTGATAAAGTTCATCATATCTCTGGTCATCCAGAAGGTTCACATGAACATCACAAACACATGGCTAAGCACCATGCCGCAAAGCATAAAGAAGGTGGCTCTGCTCATCACGCTAAAATGCATGAACATCACAAGCATGAAGCTAAAATGTGCTCAGGTGGTAAAATGCATAAAAAAGATGGCGGTGCGGCAATTGATCGTTTTGAAACCAAAACTACTCTAAAACCAAAGATTGACATAGAAGATAGAGTTCATCAAGCTAAGCAAACTAAATCAATCCATACCAAAACTGAAGGTGTTGAAGGTAAAGGTTATAAGCATGGCGGTGCTCTTAAAAAGTTCGCCAAAGGTGGCTTAGCTACTGCTAAAGAGTATATCTCTAAGATCAATGATGGTTCAAAAATGCCTACCAAAAAGGCAGGCACAGGTTCTATAAAAGAAGATCCAGCTGGTTACAAACATGGCGGTCATGTGGCTCATCACAAGCATTCTGCTACTCATGAGGCTCATGGTGGTCACGTTTCTCATCACAAAAGTGCTGCTAAGCATCATGAACACGGTGGTCACGTTTCCCACAAGGAACACATGGCGCATGGCGGTAGTACGCATAAAACGCATACTACTAAAGTGTCTACTGCTAAAAAAGCAGGCGGTAAGTGTAATTATTAAGAATTGCAGGGGTTAATACCCCTGCTTTCTTTAATTTGGAGATTTTATGAGTAATATTGTTGCTTCAGTAACTCGTGCTGGCGCGTTTGAACCGTTTCCATTACAAGTGTCCCGTGGTCAAATCACTGGGCATACCCCTATTTATATTACTGGTTTTACATCTTCATTAGGTTCTACAGCCTACGGACCAGTATGGGAAGGTGCAACACTTTCAGGCGGTGCTTACCCATACCCAGCTACTGCATTACCTATGATTATCTCTAGCTCTGCAGTTGGAGATATCGGTTTTACAGTAAAGATTAATGGTTTAGACATTAACTATAATCCAATTTCAGAAACACTGGCTCTCACTAACTCAGCTGTTTTTGTGGGTAGTATTAGTACAACAACCCTAACGGTATCAAGTGTTACAAGTGGCACTATTACCATTGGTCAATATATCACAGGTACAGGCGTTACTGCGGGTACTTATATTACTGCTGGATCTGGTTTAAGCTGGACAGTATCAGTAAGCCAAACAGTTGGACCAATCACCTTTACTCAAGTTGGCGGTTCTACAGTTAATAACTACTTCCGCATCAACTCAATGGTTTCTGTAGTAGGTAATGCATTAGGTAACGTAACTCTCAAAGGCACAACCTCTGCTGCAATTTTCTATGCGCAGATTAATGCTGGTACAGGTAATACTCAAATGTCTTTGTACTCTGTCCCTAATGGGTATACTTTCTATCAACTGTTTTATCAAGCAGATGCAAGTACCTCTTTAACTAGCGGTGGATATAACAAAGTAAGAACGTACACAGCACCTGCTACGGGACTCGGTACCACTTTATTTCAAGCGGTATTTGTACAAGCACTTAGTATTCCAACTGACTATCCAGTATCTTATATTGGTGGAACTGATATTCAATGGGAGATTGTCGCTAATACAGGTAGCCCTTACGTAGCCAATATTTATGTGTCAGGCGTTTTAATTCAGAATAATAACAATGTTACTGGTAATGGAACTTAACCATGCCATTGATCAAATCAAAATCTGAAAAGGCTTTTAAGCATAATATTTCTGCTGAAGTTAAAGCGGGTAAACCAGTTAAGCAGGCAGTAGCCATAGCGTATAGCGAAAAGCGAGAAGCGAAAAAGACTGGCGGTACAGTAAAAAAGATCAAGAACTGGTAAAATGGCAACTGCTAAAAAGAAATCTGGCGGTGAAGTTTCATTAAGCGTTAAGCGCGGTGAAAAGTTACCAACCAGTAAAGGTGCTGGTCTTACTGAAAAAGGTCGTGAAAAGTATAATCGGGAAACGGGATCTCATTTAAAAGCCCCGCAACCTGAAGGTGGTTCAAGAAAAGATTCATTCTGCGCAAGAATGTCGGGTGTGGTAAAAAAGTCAAAAGGTGAAGCACCTCGTGCAAAAGCCTCTTTGAAACGATGGAAATGTCCAGGATGGTAATAAATGAGCACTAGTGGAACTGTTTCTCAAACTGTAATCAGCGTTCAAGACTTGATTGATCATGGTGCTCGTCGCGCGGGTAAACTCGCTGAAGAATTAACCGTTGAGCAGGTAAACGCTGCTAAGACTAGTCTCTATTATTTACTTTCCAGTTTAACCAATTGGGGTATTAATTATTGGGCAATTAATAAGTACGTTATGGGATTAGTTCCTGGTCAGACTTATTACTATTTACCTGTTGGTACGGTTGACGTTCTGAATGCTAATTATCGCACTACTACTAACATAACCGCTGGATATTATTCTACATCTGGTAATGCCGCTTATGCTTTTGACGGTATTGGCGCTAATGTGTGTCAATTAACCACGAATACAGGTTCTATTGGTATTAGTAACGGTACGGGTAATCCTCTTTATATTAATACGGTTGGTATATATCCTGCTGTTACGGGTAGTGTTTACGTTCAACTTCAGGCTTCTGCTGACGGTAGCACCTGGACTACTGTTCAAGACGTTGGTACGGTAAACTGGGTAGCGGGTCAATGGTTATATTATGATTTACCCGCTACGGTTACTCAACCTTATTGGCGTATTAAGCAGGTTTCAGGCGTTAACATGGCGGTGTATCAGGTTCAATTCGGTACAATGCCCGTAGCAATCCCTATGGCACGTATGAACAGGGATGATTACTCAAATCTACCTAACCGTCAATTTCAATCTTTACGCCCCTTGCAGTATTGGTTTAACCGTACAATTCCACAGCCCAATATGGAAGTTTGGCCAGTACCCAACTCTATTCAACCGCAGATTGAACTCTGGTTAAACAGATACGTTCAAGACGTAGGAGATTTGAGCGGTCAGATTGAGATTCCCCAATATTTCTATTTAGCGATTCAATGGGGGTTAGCACATCAGATGGCTTGTGAACTTCCTCTGGTTGATCCTCAGCGTATGATGTATTGTGAACAGCAATACGAGAAGCACCTGCAACTGGCTCAAAGTGAAAATAGAGATAAAAGTCCTATTTACTTTGCTCCAAATATATCTTATTACACCCGATAAGTTATAATTTGATCATGTACTACGTATACGCTCACACTAAACCTTCTGGGGAAATCTTTTACATTGGTAAAGGTAAAAAAGACCGCGCGTATGATCCTACATGCAGAAATAGGCACTGGAATTTTGTTGTTAAAAAGCATGGGTTTAATCCTATTATATTAGCTGAATTTGAAAATGAGAAAAAAGCATTAAATGAAGAAGTTTTGTTAATTTCTTATTTTAGAAAATTTGGAACATTGACAAATATCACTCGCGGTGGAGATGATAATCCAATGTATACTCCAGAAGTTGCAAAACAAATGGCTGAAACAAAAAGGGCTAAAGGTCAATATGGAAATGCCTTTGACAAATACAATGCCAGTTACAAAGAAAAAATTAAAGATCCAATATTTGCTCAAGAAATCAGAATAAAACGACAAAAGGCAGCAGAGGCTTCTCACGCTATTAGAAAGAAAAACGGATACGGTAAGATATCTGAAGAAGGTAAACAAAAAAGATTAGAAAGTTATCTTAAAACTTGCAGAATAAGGTCATTATTAAAAGTAACCCGACTACACTTTGAAAGCATCCAACATGCCTAAATGGTTAAATACAGTTGGCAATAATGTGCTTTCAATAGCTATTTGTGATCGTTGTAAATTTAAACGGGCTTATAGCGATATTGTGCCTGACGGTAACATTCCTGCATTACGTGTATGCGTTTATGGATGCTCAGATCAATGGGATCCTTATAGGCTCCCTGCGCGTCAACCTGAGAAAATTTCAATCAGATTTCCGCGCCCTGATGTTGACATTGCACAGTATAATGATGCTATTACGACTGACCCTAATGTCATAAATTCACCTAACAATGTAATACAAGGAACTGCAGGTGAGTCAGGTATTGCTCCTGAAACATCTGAAGATGATATTGATGGAAACCTCGATAACCTTGCACCTTAGTAAAGATTAATTATGGCGAACATCAGAATTTCTCAATTACCAAATGCCCCCTCAGCTATTACAGGAGCGGAGTTAGTCCCTATCGTTCAAAATGGACAGACTGTACACGCTACTGTTAGTCAATTAGTTGCTAGTCCAAGTCAAACTCAGACTTTTCTAACCATAAATCGAGAACCAACCTTACCTAACAGCCAGTATATTGGGACTAGTATTGGCATTGGAGCTACGAACGGTGGTTCTCAAGGTAAATACAACCTTTATTTAAACGGAACTTCTGGCTCTCTTGAAATAGCTACTTACGGATTGATTGTCAAGACTGGCGCAGGTACGGTTGCTGCTACTTCTATTGCAGTTAACGGATTAGGTCTCTCAGTAACGAACGGCAATGGCATTAGTGGAAGCCCTACAATTGCTGCGACGGGACTGCTCTATGCCTTAGCTAACTCCTCAGGAGTAGGATTACTCACAATCAATGGTTCTGCAATCTCTAATGTGCAGTTAACTGGTACTAGTAGCCAAATTAATATTTCAAACGGTAATGGTTCAACTGGTAACCCAGCTGTTTCAATTTCTAATGATGCTATATTCCCTGGAGTAGCTGGAATAACGGTTCCTAATGGAACTTCAGCTCAAAGACCTGCCTTAGCTAATCTAGGTCAAATGCGTTATAACACTACCACCTATAGATTCGAGTTCTATGAATCTGGAGCATGGGTTAATATAGGTATTGGTGACGGTACGGTTACCTCGGTAACTGGTACTGCTAATCAGATTCAAGTAGCTACGGGTACTACCGCTCCAGTAGTTAGCCTCGTGAATAACCCTATTCTACCAGGAGTTGGTGGTATGATTGTCCCAATCGGGACAACGGCTCAACGTCCTGGTACTGGTAACGGTACGTTCCGATACAACTCGGACAATGCTAACTTTGAGGGTTATGCGAATGGAGTTTGGGGTGCGATTGCGGTTGGCGGGGGAGTAACTTCA